ATTCTCGTTTGGTTCGTTCGGATCTGCGGGATCGCCGTCGGCAGCGTCGCGTTTAGGGGGCGCCGCAGCTTGGCGGAGAGGGGTGAGCTCCAGGGGAATTACCCGGCGAAGCTGCGGCAGTTTGTCTGGACCTATCTCAACAGCCATGCGATTAGACTGAGGGAAGGTCAAAAAGCCAACAACTGGAGATTAACTTCAATTTCTGTGGTGAACGATGCTGGCGACGCGACCTTTTTTCTTGGGATTTCCGGCGTCGTCTTTTTCCGGAGCTCCTGGAGTGGTGTCGCCTTCGGCCTGGGCCGGATCGTTCTGCGTGGTGGGGCGAGCCGCGAGCTGTGTGGTGAGCTCGATGCCAAACTCTTCGGCAATTTTCTTTTCTTCGGCGAGCTGCTCGAAGACGTCCTCGAAATCGCCGCCGCGATCTGCGATCGTCTGCTCGCGCGTTTGCAGTGCAGCGCCGATGCCGAGCACGGCCGCCTGCGTTTCCTTGTAGGGATCGACCCACTGCCAGCCGCGCGGGATCCACTTGCCATCGTGAAACTTTTCAGCAATGCGCGAATCGAGCTTCAGCTCGCCGGTGAGCAGCGACATCTTCAGCCAGTCCAGGAAGATTGGCGCCGCGAAATCCTCGGAGAAATGTCTCTGCAGGACCTTCCAGTGATCGCGCTCGATCAGCAGGCCGGAGCGCAGCGAACTGTAGTTCACACCTACGAGATCATTGGCCAGGGCGTTGTAGCTCGCGCCCAGGCCGCTCGCGACCCAGCGCAGATTCGTCTTCACGAAGTTTTCAAAGGCATTCGAGGGATGGTCCGGCGTGAACGGCTTGAGCGTGTAGCCGGGAGGAATCGCCTCGAGCATTCCGGGATTCGCTTCCATGCGGAAGGGCTCGTCGGGATTGGGCTGATCGTAAGCCGACGCCTCGGTGCACTCGAGCACGGCCATCTTGGCGGCACCGGTGCGGGCCGCTACCATCTCAGCCTCCATGTAGCCGTTGAGCATCTTGAGCGACATCATCACCGCGTGGAACCAGGTCAGGCCGCGAGTTTGATTCGGGCGGTAGACGTCGAAGAGGTGCACGATCTGGTCCGCGGGGATCCGCTCGCGCAGGAGCGAGCCTCCAAAGTCGGAAGGATGCCCGGGATTGACCCAGTAGGCCACCGGCTTGCCCCAAGTATCCACTTCCACGCCCAGGCGCACTTCGTTATTTCCTTCGCCGGAACGGTTGCCAGGCGGCCGTGAGAACAAGTGATCGACCTGGTCAGCATCGATGGCCTGCAAAGCGAAGCCCCATTTGTTATCGAAGCCGCGCACTTTGCGCACGAAGAATTCGCCGTCCATCGCTTCGGTGCGGATGGCCAGGTCCTGGAGCGCGCGGAATGACAGCTTGCCGTCGACGGTGCAGTTGCCCTTCTCGCACCATTCGTTCCAGGCGGTCTCAATCTTTTTGTTTGTGGCAGAGTCGACGTCGCCCGATTTGTTGCGCACGAGCGATTGATAGCGGATCCCGTTGGGCCCGATCACGTTCGAGGAGAGCATGTTTAGAAAATGCCGGGCGATGGGATTGTTGCGGGCAAGCTCGCGGCCGCGCGCGCGCAGCAGGCGCAGATTGCCGCGGCACTCCTGGTCGGGCGAAAGAATTGGCGCGACCCAGTCGAGCGTCAGGCGCGAGCCCGATGCGCCAGAGAAGACGGAGCTGCGCTTCTGCAGGCCGACGAAGGCCAGCGCGCGATCGAACCAGGATTTATTTTCTGCGTTCATGAGCAGCGGGTCCGTCCTGCCTGAATTTCCGCAATCATTTTGCAGCAGTAATATTCGAGTCGAGCGACGGACGCGGTGTCCGCAGTCAGCTCGGCATACTCATCGTCCGTGATCAATCCCGCGTGGTGGAGCTCATGCCTGTTGTAACGGACGAGGTCCCAGAGACGCTGTGCGTCTCCAGCCAGGGCAATCACTGCCCAACTCCTGGCAGACCGGTCACATCGACCCAGGTGCTTGGGAAATTCGCGTCGTTGGTTTCGTCGACGAAATCAACGAACACGGGCGCCCCGATCTTCCCGGGATTCTTCTGCCGCCACACCCTCGAGGCGTAATGCCCGCGCATCTTCATGCGCTGCTCCATGGGGATCTTCTTCACCGACCAGGAACTGCCCGTGACGGCCGAGTGGTATTCCTCGACGTCGGCACCCATGCGCGCGGCGATCTCATTCTCGATCGCGCTGAGCATCTGTTCCGCAAACGAAACAGCCACGCCTGGCGGAGCCGTGGCCAGGTCCACTTCGATTTCGACTACGCCCTCGCCGACGGTGTGAACCTCGCCGGTGTTGCTGATCACCCGCTCGAGGTAGCGATAAATCCCCGCGGGAACGGCGAGATCGTTGGGATTGAGCGTTACCTTGAAACCATCGGGATCAACGTCGGCGACCTTGTTGAAGATTTGCGTCGCGCCGTTGAAATAGATCGTGTAGCTCCAGCCATCCGAGGGAGGAAAATCGTTGAACGAGCGCAGGAACTGCACCGTCTCGCCGGCGCGGAAGACTGTCGGGACCTCTTTCGGGATTGGCGCGGCCATGCGTCAAGGGTGAGAGATGCGGCGAAAGCGAACAACTGGAGATTAACTTCTAGTTTCGTCAGTCCTTCCAGCGGTTGACCCAACTGCTGCTTCCGCGCTGCGCGGATCCCCGCGGATCCGGAGAGGCCTTCTTCGTTTCGGAAACCTCTTCCGGATCGGGCGCCTCGTTGGCTTCCTCTGCAAACTCCTTCAGCCGGCGGACGGCCATGGGGCCCAGGGCATAGAGTGCGGCCAAACTATACACCTCGAGGTCCAGGGCTTCATTGCGCGTGCGCGTTTTGACGTACTCGCGCACCATGCCTTTGCCGCGCTTGTAGCGCGTGATGCGTTTCTCACTGGTGAGCTGCGCAAGGTACTCGTCCTCCGTCCAGTCCGGCAAATGAATGTAGCCTGCGCCAGGCGCCGGGATCTGCAGCCGCGAGAAAATGCGGTCCTTGGCCGTGTCCACGCCCACCGTGAACAGCTTCACGCGGTACTGGTTGTTGAAACTGAATTTTCCAAGGATCTCCTTGCCGGCCTCGCTCGATCCGCGTAGCGCGAAGACGCGCCGCGACTGCCGAACCTTCACGAAACGATAGACGCTATCCGTGTGATGCCCTCCCGAATCGACCATCACCGCGGCGATCGGCAGCTTGCGGCCCGACATGTGTGTGAATTCGTTGCGCAGAAACTCGTCGGCCTGCATCCAGACGTCTTCGCGGCCGGGATCCCCGAAGAATTGTTCCCAGGCAATGAGCCAGGACTCTTCGCCGGCGCCCCATCCCTTGACCACGAGCTCGAGGCGATCGTCCTGGACGTCCACCGCGGCCGTCAGCAGGCCCACGCCGTTGGGGATTTCCGCCGGATACTTCTCGACGCGCGCGCGCAGATGATGCGGCTCGAGCGAGAATCCCTGTTCCTCCCAGGTTTCGCCGAGACGCAGGTTGATGAAGGCCTTCAGGCGCTCGTTGTCGCGCTGCGCGGCGACCCATTCCTTGGCCAGGTCGGCCCAGATCTCGCGCCAGGGCGAATAGAGCGCGTTCAGATGAAAGCCGGCCACCACGCGCCCAGGGAACTTCGCGATCCACTGGCCGGCGTCCAGCATTTGCTGTTTGTAGCGCTCGGAGATGGTTCCGTTGCAGCCGGCGCAGCGGTAGCCCACGGTTTCGGGAAGAACTTCCCCGCCGGCGTCGAGTGTATATACAAGTCTATACACTTTGCTTTCCGGATCGCGCCAGGCCAGGGGCTGCATCATCCCGCAGAGTGGACAGGGCACGTGGAAGCGGCGCTGATCCGATTCGAGATAACCCTTCTCGATGCGGCTGAGTCCCTTCGGCTTCGCCGGCGTCGAGCCTTTGACGATTTTAAAATCGGGAAACTGATCGGTGCGGCGCGAAGCGATCTCGAGCGGATCGCCCTGGCCGTCCACATCGAGGGGATACTCATCGATTTCATCGAGCAGCACTACCGGCACGGGATCCGAGCGCAGGCCGGCGCCGGAATTGGCGCCCGTGAGCTTCAGGAAACCTCCGGGGAATTCCTTCAGGGCCAGTGTGTTTCCAGACCGGCGCGACGTCGCCGTGCGAATCTTCGCCCCGAGAGCCGGCGTCGACTCGATCATCGGCGTGATGCGCTTCTTGCCGTAGTCCTTGGCGTTGTCGATGGTGGGCTGCACCATCATGATCGGTTTTGGATCGAGATCGATGTAGTAGCCGATGATGTTGTTCAGGACCGCGTCGCTGTAACCCACCTGAGTGGACTTCATGATCACGATTTCGTGGACGTTGGGATCGGTGATCACGTCCATCATCTCCACCTGGAACTTTTCCGGGCGAAACGGCCCAGGCCTGGCAGTCGTGCCCTTGCCGAGGACACGATTGCGGCGCGCCCAGTCGGAGACCAGGATGTCCGGCGGCGGCGCAAACGATTTCCAGACGCGCGCGAGGACCTGGCGGAAGTTCTCGACGGCCGTGGGATGCGTGGCAATGCTCATCCCGACCATCGCAGCGGCCAAAATTCCAAAACCCAAAAGTGCGATCCTAGAGAAAGCATGATGTAGCCGCGGCGTAGGGAAACGAAACACCATCTGCTGATCTTGATTTTCATTTATCCGCCAAATGAGAGAGCGCTTCCTTCAGCGCCTTCTCTACTTTCGCTTGCGCCATCACTCGCGATTGCTCGCCGACTAGGTCAGCCGCCAGGCGCGCCGGCACGGAGAGGATCCGCGCCTTCGTGGTGATCACCAGATCCGTCATTTGTTTCTCGACGTCGACTACCGACACGAGCTCGCGGCGTTTCGTTGCCAGTTCGATTTCCTGTAGGTCTGCCTTGGCCGCCAGCAGCCGGAGCTCGTGCTTTCGCTGGCTCACGTTGTGCGAATCTTCATCGCTTTCGCCGGCCAGGCGCTTCTCGAGGTGTGCGATGTACCAATCGAGGACGGCGTCGACGTCGTATTTTCCGCGGGTGACTCGCGGCAGGCCTTCGCCGTTGAGTTGCTGGATGCGCCGCGGCGTGAGGCGCAGGCGTTCCGCGATATGCGCGATGCCCACGAGCCGCGGCTTTGGTTTTTCCTTCTTTTTCACGAAACGAAACCGAAATCACCTTTTGAAAACTTTACACTGGTGCCCGCGCGGGCTCGCCGTCACCCGCGTACCTGCCCGGACTGGGAAGGACCCGCGTTGCAATTTGTTCAATGAAAATAAATTGCTCGCCAGATACTGTCGCACAGATACCGTCGCTCTCACCTTCGCACGCGCGCGCGACCTGCGAGTTCACGCGCGAGTTCTTCGCGCCATATCACGTTGAATCTTTTCATCACCAGCTCGCGAGCTGTTCTGATGAAATGCATCTGCGCTTTCAGCGGAGCGCCTTGCTTGAATTTGTACAGAAGAACAACTCCGCTTCGTGTTGGAGAATACTTTCCACCTTTTGTTCTCTTAATGTACTGAACTCTCTTGTTGCTGGACACGCGTTGAAAGATTCCAACTCCAG